CCTTTTTTTTAATTATTGACAACTAAGAAAAACAGTAAGAAAAATCCTAAAAGTAGTTCTAATAGATTCGTGACAACTTCAGATGCAGTACCACTACCTAGATCAAGACCATCAAATTATGCTTCTGCTAGTAAATCCACATTTAGTAATAGTCATTTGTATATGTATTCCAATCCAAGTTACACTGACCAAGAATTAGAATACTTTGAAGATGCATGGGGTAGTTCAGTTGCAGGTGCAGTAATAGACAAACTTGTTGAATATACATTTGGTAATGGGCTTCGACCAATTTTTGAATTAATTGATGATAGGGGATTAGATGATGAACAAAAGAAAAAACTATTAAAAAAATATGAAAAGGAATTAAACGAATTAATTGAATATGATAAGAAGATGGAATTTGAAAAGAAACTGCGTGATGCAGTAACAATGACAATAGTATTCGGTAGATGTGTTATGGTATTTGAGGGCAAGGGATTACCAAAGGCATTGAAGATTATTCACCCAAGAGATTTAGGTAGAGTATTTCTTGATCAAAAGACATGGGATTTAGAAAAGGTAATTACAACATTCCCTGCTGATGAATTATTTAGAGAGGAAATGTTATACTTGGTGAACAGACCTGATTCACCAAAACGCAGAACAATGTGGTACGGTTATTCAGAAATGCAACGAGTAGCAGGTGCTTCAAGGGCATGGCGTAGATTAATTGAATTTGATTTCCCTGAAGTTGCAACATCAATGTGGGCAGGGTATGGTATGTTTATGATTAAAAAAATGGGAAGAACGAAAGCAGATGCAGAAAATGACATGAACACCCTACTTAATTCGTTGAAAAGTGGTGCGTTCAATGCAGTATCAGTAGATGCCAATGATGAAATCGAGTATAAGGAAATGGATTTGAAACCAAAGATTGCTGAAATGGTACAACTAGCAGACTTTTATGAACGCATTATCATCGGTAACTTTGCAGTACCATCAGCATTACTTGGCAGGGAAGAAGATCAGAATCGTGCAACGTTGATTGGCAAGATACAATTTTTCCTAAGTGGTGTTGTAAGAAGTAGGCGTGATTGGATTTCAGATCAAATAAGCAAACAATGGTATGAACGCAATATGATCAAAATGGGTATGGCAGACTTGTTACAAACTGTCAGGGTTAAGGCAGAATTTGACAGCATTATTGTTGAGAGTTGGTTTGACCTAGTTGATGCAGTGTTAAGAGTGAAAGGAATATTCCCTGATATGCCTGATGATCAATTATTAGAATTATTGAACTTGGAAGAATACAAATCAGAATTAGCACAAGCACCTACAAGGGCAACAGATGTTCCACAGGGAAATGTACCTGTTAATTCACCACAGAATATTGTAAATAATCAAACAAAATCCATTGATGATGCACTAATCAAGGTTGCATTAGACGGTAAGAAACTTGAAGTCTTGGGCAAGATTGATGCCATGATACAGGCAGAACAAGATAAAAAAAAGAATGAATCTGGAAAAACTTAAACTAATCAGAAACGCAGTTAGTGTCTTTACTTTACTTGATGATAAAATACCACCCAAAGTAGTATTCACCACGCAACGTGATAACAGGGTTGATGATTTGATTTGTTTAAAATTATCAGGCATAGCATTTGAGATTGATGATCCACTTAGACCTATTATTCCTGATGACACCCACCCTAATTGTCGTTGTTATTATGTTGATGAATCAACAGGTGAAATTGTCACAGATATTTCTAGTAGCAGAATTAAAGATCGTGGTATGCCATCAAAGAAATTAAATGATCTGGAAAGGGTTGAAGAACTAACTGAACATAGACACTACCTTACACAGAAGAAAAAAGATTTGATTGTTGAATATATGAATCAGAATGAAAAGTGGCAGAATAAATCTAAGGGTTTTATCCCATCAGAAGATACAGGTATCAGACCATTAAGGTATGGTGCAAGTCTTGAAAAAATGAGAAAGTGGGTAATGTCAATATGATTCCACAATATGATCAAGGTCATTGTGTAAAATGTGGTTGCTACTATGCAGTATCAAATGATGTATCAAAGTCAGTAGGTTGTGAATGTAAGTGCCATGACTGAGTTTAATTATTTTTTGGAATTTCTATGTGCGTGTTATTTAGTTGGTGGCATTACTATCGGTTATTACTTCAGTCAATGGCGTAACAGAAAGAAAAGATCAGGCACAGGCAGATGGGATTATCGTGACAGACATTTATCATAATACTTCTGATATTTGAAAACAACAAAAAAAATCTGTGAACTATGAAAAATTTGGCATAATAGCCACAGTAGTTATTCTTGCAGTTGTATTATCAGTATCAGGCATAGCACAGAATGTAGATATTAATTATGATTTTCAAATCAATCCAAATGGAGCTCAAACAAAAAGCATTGAACAATTAAAGGCAGATAATTTAGCAGACAGGATTAACACCTTACAAGCATACTGTGAGAAATTACAGATAGATTGTTGATATGGCACAAGGTTTAATTGAATTTGAAAATCAGGATAAATACTTCATTAAGTTTTTCCTGTTAGATGCAACACTTAATCTTAATCGATGGGGTGTAACAGAACGCAGTTTAAAGGCAGGGCTAGATACTGCCATTGGAAAACCATTTGTATTAACACCTGACTTTGATCACCCCAATGCCCTAGACGGTGACGACTTGTTAGTTCAACAGGAAAAATATCGTGTAGGTAATATAATCATGGTGGGCATAGAAGAACGAAGTGGTAAGGCATACGGTGTTGCAGAAATTACAGATGAACGTGCAAAGGATATTTTGAAGAATGGTGAAGTAAATTTTGTTAGCCCTAGCATAGTGTTCAATCCAACAGATGAAATCACCGTTGAGGGTAATGCTGTAATTGATAATTTTGAGTTTGCTCATGTTGCAGGTGTTTCTGAACCTGCTTATACGGTACAGAAAGCCCAAATCAAAGGTAGGTGTTCAGGTGATCGTGATACCTGTGTTCCACAATTACAAAAGGTACAGGCTAGTAGAACGCCATGTGGTAAATACACAGTAGTAGAAACAGCAGACAAACGTATCATTGGCAAGGCTAGTCAATGCGTGGAAGATTGTATTGCCAAGAAAACACAGAACGGTAAGGAAGTAGATGATCAAGCACTAGCAATATGTTATTCTGAATGTGGTGAAGCAAAGGCTTCTGACACAGGCTTCTATGATCATGGTGATGTAATAGGTGGATATGATACAAAAGAAGATGCTGAATTTCCATTTGTCCATTGGGCAAAAGAACAAAAACCAACTAAGGAATTTGATGATGCTTTCCTAAGCATGATGTATAATTTTGTTAAAAAATGGCAACAGCGTGGACAACCTGTTAAGGCAAACATTGACCAAGAATCATTAGATAATATTACAACAGTTCCACTGCCACAAGGTAATGGTGGTGACGGTTATTCAACCCATGTTAAGACCAAGAAATGCAACCCTAACAAGAAATGTGACGTTGAACCTACCAAGAAAAAGGAATCAAAACTATCATTAAAGAACTTCGATGTGACATTCAGTGTATAATTATCTTAAACATATTTCCCTTAAACTAAAAAATATCAAGTTAGCTAATAACATGAAAACAATAAAATACGCAGACGAAACGGAAACGAAAGAAAAATTAAAGGATTCCGAAGATAAAGAAGAAAAGGAAGCCCAAGACCTTTCTAATCCAGAAGAAAAGCGTTACGATGACGAAATGAAAAAGTCTAGAAAAGCAGAAGATAAAGATGAAAAAGACGATGATGACGACAATGTTGACATCAAAGTCAGTGAAGAAGATGTTAACAAACTTGACCTAACGGACAAGCAAGAAGAATATCTTAAAGACAAGAGAGATTCAGCACTTGCACAGCAAGTCAAAATCTTGAAAGCCGAAATCAGATCATTACAATCTTCAATCAAGAAAGCAAGACTAGAACCAATCATTGAATCTATTATTGAAGCAAAAGGCAAATTAGGAAAAGTAGATGCAGAAGTAGAATACCGTAGTCTTAGCAAATTAGACGTTGCAACTTTGCACAGTCTAAAAGCAGATTATGATAGAATCGCAGATGCAAATTCTCAACCACGTTTCACAGCAAAATATTCAAATGCTAGTGTAGATAGTGGTAATAAAGCATATGGTGATCAGGTGTTGCGAACACTAGGGGGAGACTTCTAATGGTAGCATCAATCGGTGCATTGGCACGAAGTACAGGAATTGAAATACAAAGTTTCAATGTTGGTGCTTCAACGACAATCACAAAAGGAAAACTAGTTGCATTAAATGCAAGTGGTCATGCTGTATTAGCAACAGCTTCTGTTGGTACTGTAGCTCGTGGTATATTTGTAGCCATTGAAACAGTAAACAACTCAGCAGGTTCAGCAGGTGATCTACAAGTAAGATGTGCAATAGGAAATACCTATGTTTATGCAGAAGCAGGTGGTGCAGTGAAAGTTGGTGAAACTGTGAAATCAGATGCCAATTCAGATGCAGTAGTTGCAACAGCAATATTCGGTGCAGAAACCCATTGTGGTAGATACATTGGACATGAGAATGAAGAATCTATTCCTACAGATGCAGTAGATGGCGATGTTATAATTGTGAGGTTAGGACTATGACACTACCAAAGTCAGCAGTTACATTTTCACCTTACACCAAGAAATTCTATGAGGGTTCATGGGATAAGCAAGACACTGATTTTTCCAAAGATTATGGAATGACAGCGATTGCCAAATTGAACTTAGATAGAAAACTTGGTGACGGTAGAATTGAACCAATAAATTATGAAACATTCCGTCAAGCAGAAAGAGCATACAAGACAGCAAACATTGACAGCACATCATTGGCAAATATTACTGTGATTCAGCTCTTAGAACAAGTCATACGCAAAGAGTGGAGAGACTTCAATGCTATCCATGCAGTAAGACGAATACCTGTTCCAAAGCTTCAACTTAACGTACCTATTACTAACAAGTATAGTGCTTCTGAGAAAGTTCCAGAACTACAACAAGCTGATCAAAAGTCAAACACATTCACACAAGCTCAGTTGAGATTGTGGAAGAACGTTGTTTCGATTTATGAAAGTGATGAATCTGTCCTAAAAGGCACGATAAATCCGTTAGAGTTCGAAATAGAACAAGCTTCAGGTGCATTAGCACAAAGTGCTAACTCACAAATTGTAACAGCAATCGAAACACTCACCACACAGGCTTCGCTTGGTGATTGGGGTGAACAGATAACAGATGGTAGTTTCAGCAAATACAATCCACTAACTGATTTAGTGAACGCTGTAAATACTATTATCGATAATCATTTCAGACCTGATACAATGACTTGTCACCCAAGAGTAATCTCAGATTATCTTTCCAACCAATTCGTACACGCAAGTACACGACCTGATTCAAGAGAATTTTCAGGAGTTTTCCCATTGGATAAATTCCCAAACTTGAAAGCAGTTGTTGATGTAGGCTTTACCAACACAGTTGCTACCGTCTTTGACAGTAGAACAATGTTACTTGGTGAGGGTGCTACAATCGCAGAATCATTTAGAGATAGTTACAGAGGAGCCGATGGATTTGTAATAAGACAGTTCCTACAACCTTTGAAAACTACAAATGATGCAGGTAGAAAGATTACAGGCGTTAGTGCATAGTAAAATCAATAAGGGGTAAAACCCAATTCATTTTTTTTTAAACGAAACAAAAAAAATCCTATATTAAAAAAAATAAAAAAGAAAGAGATTATTAATCTCTATCAAAATCTGTTGGTATTTCAGTTTGTTCTGCAATCACTGCTTCTGCAAATCTTACTCGAAAGAAGCCATTTTGACCATAGTATTCTTCGGTGTCAACATAATCTTCAGATACTTTTGCATTACCTTTTGGATATGCAATAATACTTGGTTTTGTGACTTCACGAATTTTTTGGTATGTTTCGATTTTACCTGATTCTCTATTGACAATCTCGATAATATCTTTCCCACCAATAGTGTGTTCGCTACCGTCAGCATTTTTGCCTTTTCGTTTCCAGATTTCAGTGACTATTTGTTTCATGGATTGTGCCATATAGAATCTGTATAAACAAGTGTTTATAAGACTACCTAATAGTATGCAGATTTAGATACTATCGCATAGGATAGACAAATACTTCTATTATCTGCTGTACGGTACAATACAGTCATGACAGGTACAGAATTTATGGAAAAGAATCTTAATGGTAGCAGACCACAACTTTACAGAAAATTATGGCAGGGTGTATTCCAAACTGACAATACTGCTGTTATCGAAACTGAAACATTACGATACATGACACAGGCAGAAATTGAATTGGCAGAAAAAGCTATGAGGGAATAATCATGGTTTATTTCGTATTGCTTGAATGTAAGAATCTACTGAATATTCCATTGAACGTAGAATCTGAAGATTCAATATTAGAACAGATTGGCACAAAGGCAGACCAATATTTCACAAATCAAATGACAGCATATGCAGAACAACTGCCATTAACAAGCACAAATTTGACCACAGCTCAGCAGGCAGTAAATCAATATGTATCATCTATCTACATGGCTAGGAAGCAGAATTTTGAATCAGCAAAATATTGGAAAGATCATTATCAGGAAACATTCAATTCACTTGTGGGTATTCTAACATCTGATCCTACTAACAGAACAAAACGTGTGGCACAGACTAGGGCATACGCAACTGAACCAATAAAGAGTGATCCACTACTTGATTACTAATAGTTCTATTATCCAATTATTTGTGAGATACTGATATGGGATTAGATAAGACTTTCAAAGATTACGAAAACAATTTTTCATGCGATACATTAGAACAATGGGTTGATCATTTAGGCAAAACAGAATTAACATATACAGGAAATTCAGCGTGTGTCACTTGTGGTGAAAATGTTAAATTTGAATGGACAGGAAAATTAAAGAACGGAAAAACATATCCAAACGTATTATGTGAGGGGTGCAAATCACAATGAGCTGTGATGAACACGTAGCACAGAATGACAGTACAACTGTTGAATCTAGTTTTGGATCATCAATCAAAGACAATTCAGTTGTCAAAGGATTTGTAACAATTATTAAAAATGAGGGTAGAGAAAATGAACAAGTATTATGTAGAAATAAACCAAACTTATTGACCAATGGTGGTAGAGATTATGCAATAGCACAGTTTTACACGAACACATCAGCAGGTGGTGTTGGTTGTAATTTCATAGCATTAACATCTGATAGTACAGGTGCAGATGCAACTGATACAACTTTGCCATCAGAAATTACAGGAACAGGATTAGAACGTGCATTAGCCACAACAATTTCACATTCATCAGGAACTAACTCAACAACTCTCAATAAAATATTCACAGCAAGTGGTACACATACTGCTGTGCAGATGTCTGGAACATTTAATCAATTAGCAGTTGGTGGCACATTAGCCCATATGTCAATTTTTACCCCTGTCACATTAGCTTCAAGTGATACCCTCAGCGTATCATGGACGTTGACATTAGGGTGATAATCCCAAATGGTTAAACAAGTTTGGGGTAGGCATAATACAGTTGTAACAGGATCACAAGGTTCAGAACAAGTATCAAAGAACGAATGGAATGACGACTTAAACAGAAAAGGTCTATTAGGATTTGAAGCAAATACATTAGCAAGTGCAAGCTCAGTTACCATACCTGATGATACAAGTGATGATGCAAGTTCATTCATTAAACTATCAGGAACAACAAGTGTAGATACAATCGTTACAACAAACACAACTGAGGGTGATTTGTTATTTGTTATTACAACAGGAAGTGTCACGTTAAACAACACATCAAGCCCATCATCAGCAGGGGATATTAGACTATTATCAAATGCAAACAAGGATTTGTCCACAACTGTGCCAACAATACTAATGAGAATTTCTGATTATTGGTATGAATATGGTGGTGGTATTACAAACTCACTAGATGATATTGGTGATGTAGTTATCACAGGTGTAGGAAACGAAGATGTCTTAGCATATGATTCAACAACTTCAAAATGGATTAACCAAACAGCAGATGAAAGTGGTAGAGTAACAGCAAGTTCAACAACCACATTTACCAACAAAACCATAGATGCAGATGGAACAGGCAACTCAATTACAAATATTGAAAATGCAAATGTCAAAGCAAGTGCAGGTATTGATGCCACAAAATTAGCAGATGGTACAGTAACTTCAACAGAATTACAATATATCAATACACTAAGTTCTAACGCACAAACACAGATTGACAGCAAGTCAGCAACAGCAGGGAATGGATCATTGGTCACAGTTGGTGCATTAGATTCAGGATCAATTACAAGTGGATTTGGAAATATTAACATTGGATCATCAACAATCACAACAACAGGTGCAGTGGCAACAGGTGCGATAACAGCAGGTGGTACAATTTCAGGAAATTTAACAGGAAACGTTACAGGTGACACTAGTGGTAGTTCAGGCAGTTGCACAGGCAATTCAGCAACAGTAACTACAAACGCAAATTTAACAGGTGGTGTAACAAGTGTTGGTAATGCTAGTACGGTTATAACAAATGCAAACTTGACAGGCAGTGTCACAAGTGTAGGAAATGCCACAACAGTCATTACAAATGCAAACTTAACAGGTGATGTAACATCTAGTGGAAACGCTACAACGATTGCAACAGATGCAGTAGATATTGCCATGCTATCAGCAACAGGTACAGCATCAGGAACGACATTTCTTTGTGGTGACAATACTTGGAAAGTTGCAGGTGGTGACGATACACCTTGGTCAGTTGTTCACGACTTTGATACATATTACTATGACATGGAAATACAATCCAAACCTGCCGATCCTAGTGCAGACAATGCAAGATTTTACGTTAAGGAAATTGATTCTAACAATGATGGCGTATTCTGTATAATTCGCAAGAACGGTGGATTCGAAGAAACGCAGATCGTGTGAGGTAATTATCTCATGGCGATAACATATCTTAGTGGAGAAAGAATACAAGGTGCTAGTAATGCTGAGGGAACACCTGTTGTTATTACAGGGTGGACAACAAATACTGCAACAGATGTAGCAGGTCTTTTGACAAAAACAGGTACAACAAATTCATGGACAAACTGTTGTAATAATACAGACAGTGTTGAAAATTATGCATCAGGTACAGCATACAAATTTAAGTATTCAAATGCAAGTACGTCAGCAACACATAATGTAAGAGTGGGTATTGCACAAAGTGCTGTAACAGACAATTCAGGAATTACACATGGATTCTTGCTTACAGATTACGTTTATGAATTAGATGGCACAACAACTACTCTAATTGATGATAGTCCATCGGCAACTGATTATTATGTAATGGAAATTGCAACAAGTGGTGCAATAACTAGAAAACAATATGCTTCAGATGGCACATTAAAATATTCAAATTCAAGTGGTACAATTACAGGCACAGGTTGGTTTCAAAACTCAACAATGTATTATGGTGGTGAAACTATTAAAATTACTAATATTCCTCTCGTAGATGAAAAAGCAACAATAACAAACGTACCATTACAAACACAGTTTGAAGAAACAGATACGAGGAAACAATATTCATTACTTTACACAACATCAGGTGGTTCAATAGGTTGGGTTGAAATGGGAACAGGGGGATTTTTATCATAATGGCAGTTAAATATTTAGACGCAAAAAGATTGCAGGGTCTTTCTACTGATATTACAGCAACTTTAGGCTATAATGAACCTGACGCAGGTAATGAAAATGCTACATTAATAGCAAATTATGCAGGTGGTAAAACTCATCGAGGACAGATTTGGACAACAGGTCATGCTATGATTGGTCAGAAGCCACAGAAAGTTGTTGTGACATTAAAGAAAAGGGGTAGTCCAACAGGTACTATGAGAGTTGTAATTGTTAAAGATTCAGATAAATCACAAATTGATATTGGAACAAAAGACATATCAACACTCACAACATCAATGGCTTCATACACATTTGAAAATACAAGTCAATCATATGCCTTAGTAAGTGGTGATGGTGTATTCTTAGAATTTTCAGATACAAGTGGAACAAATAACAGTGGTAATGGATTAGATCCTTATGTTGGTTATTCATCAGCAGGCACTTATACTCAATATGCTTGGAAATTATACACAGGTGGTGTTTGGGATTATGATGGTTCAGCAAATCAACCAATGTTAGTATATGGCTCACCACCTACATTTAATTTGCCAAGTGGAACAATATTTAGCACAACTGACACTTACAAATATTATTGGTGGAACGGAACAGACACATGGAGCTTAAGTGGTTAGAATGACTATAAAATATTTAGCAGGTAATAGATTAACAGGAAGTAATGCAGAACGACTTGCTCTTGCAGGTGGATTTGGTTCAGATACAACATTACACGTAAATAATAACACAGGCAATCCATATCATGTTGCTACAAGTTCATCATTTGAAGCAAATGGTGTGTTTGTTAATTCATCAGCTAATGATGCATTAGTTGATGCAGAAATACAATCAGTTTCATTTTATTTAAAGGGAAGTTCATTGACAGGAACAATAACTTGTAGTGCATATAATGCAGACGGAAGTTTGATTGGTGCAATAGGCACGTATGATGTTAGTGGATTGACAACATCATGGCAAAAGATTACATTTTCAGGAACAGATAGAGTTTTAGCAGAAGATGGATTTCTACAAATGCATGATGTGAGTGGATATACAGGTGGTACTGCAATTTCTATTAA